GCGTTCCTGGAGGCGGAACTGGGCGTGGAACCGGCCGAGATGCAGAAGGCCTTGGAAAAACATGTACGCGCCCACCTCGACGAACTTGCCGAGGTCCGGCCTGACTTCTGGTGAAACTGGCGACGACCTGACGGATTTCGACGGCGCGACAGAAATCCTGCGCACCTGGGGCGCGGGGCTAACGCCCGATCCCGATCTGACGGTGTCGCAATGGGCCGACAAGCACCGGATGCTGTCGGGCCGGGCGTCGGCCGAACCCGGGCGGTATCGAACGGCGCGCACGCCCTACATGCGCGAAATCATGGATCGGCTGTCGCCCGGTGATGTGATGCAGCGCATCGTCTTCATGAAGGCCGCACAGGTCGGTGCGACCGAGGCGGGCAACAACTGGATCGGGTTCGCGATCCACCAAGCGCCGGGCCCGATGCTGGCGGTCCAGCCGACCGTGGAACTGGCCAAACGCAACTCGCGCCAGCGGATCGACCCGCTGATCGACGAAAGCCCAGACCTGCGGGAAAGGGTCAAACCTGCGCGATCCCGCGACGCGGGCAACACTATGCTGTCCAAGGAATTCGCGGGCGGCATCCTGATCATGACCGGCGCCAACTCGGCGGTCGGGCTGCGGTCCACCCCGGCGCGATACATCTTCCTCGACGAGGTCGATGCCTATCCCGCCTCGGCCGACGAGGAAGGTGATCCGGTGACGCTGGCGGAAGCCCGGTCGCTGACCTTCGCCCACCGGCGCAAGGTGTTTCTGGTCTCGACGCCCACCATCCGGGGTCTGAGCCGGATCGAGCGGGAATATGAAGCCAGCGACCAGCGGCGGTTCTTCGTGCCGTGCCCGCATTGCGGGGCGATGCAATGGCTGAAGTTCGACCGGCTGCGCTGGCAAAAGGGGCGGCCGGAAACGGTGGAATATCACTGCGAGGGCTGTGATCAGCCCATCGGCGAACACCACAAGACGGCGATGCTCGAGGCTGGCGAATGGCGGGCGACCGCCGTTGCCGCTGATCCGACCACGGTCGGGTATCACCTCTCGGCGCTTTACTCGCCGATCGGCTGGCTGAGTTGGGAGCGGATCGTGCGGTCATGGGAAGCGGCCCAAGGGTCGGACGAGGCGATCAAGGCGTTTCGCAACACCATCCTTGGCGAGACATGGGTTGAAACGGGCTACGGGAGCCCACTACCCAACATGGATCCGAGAACGGTGGGGAGCGACCTCAGCTGACGCCAAGTTCTTGGTACAACTGCTCCATACCTGCCTGCATTGTGACAGTGCATGGCCAGATGATTTCTGGCCACACGGCAGTCTTTGGATCGCGGCAATCTGCTTACAGCCAAGACCAAGGGAACAAGAACATAAACACAAAGAGCACTGTAAAGACCACGGTGTGTTTCTGTTCTAGTCCAATGGCGGAAAAAATCCTAGGGGGAAAGGAAATCGTCTTCATTTTGCTGATCTTTGCAGACATTCCCGCTACGAGACAGAATACGAGACCGACATAAAGGGACATTCGAAGTGTGTCAGACATCGGAAGCACACGGACAACCAATAAGGTCAGTCCGGAAGCAATCAATGGGCTTGCAACGATCAGCACTCCTTGAACTTCTTTGGGTAACCCATTCAACATGCCACTTCCTCCGCCAGTTCACCACCGGCTTCTGCACCAACCATTAGACCAATGCCGCCAACAATGATAACGGCACCTAGACACGATAGCCCTAATGTTGCTGCCGCACCTGCAGTACAAGCTGCTCCCGTAAACCAAGCGACCAAACCCGCTCCAGCTTTTGCGCCGAGAGCGCCGACAGCGGTGGCTCCTGCTGCCGCCGCAGCATCAGCAGCATAGCAGCGATCCGGGCCTGCACTTGGGTTCTCCTGTGCGTAAGCGCTGTAAGCGCCCAAAATGGTCGAGGTGCAGGCTGCAAGGAGTATCTTCTTCATCTACTTGACCTTCCGTTCCCTAAATGCCCTTCGCCCTAAGCGGAGCGAACCAACTTGACACTGCTTATGTTGGCGGTAGTACAACTTTTCAAGTCTGGCGGTGGAGTTTTTCGATAAGCTTTTTTTAGGCGTGGCGCTGCCATCAAGAGATCGATAGGCGCGAGAGTCTCGCCGCGCTGCGCCGAGCCTGTGCGAGCGGCACGACCCGGGTCAGCTACGATGGAAAATCCGTCGACTACGGCTCGGCCGAGGATCTGCTGGGCCGCATCCGGACCATCGAACGCGCCATCGCGGGAACGAGCCGGCCCCTGCCGATTGCCGGTTTGGCGGGCTTTTCCCGCGGGGATCGCTGATGCACGCGAACTGGATGGACCACGCCATCGCCTCATTCGCCCCGCGCATGGCGGCCCGGCGCGTGCTGGCACGGCAGGCCTTCGAGACCCTGACGCGCGGCTATGACGGCGCGTCCAAGGGGCGGCGGACGGACGGGTGGCGCGCGCCGGGGTCCTCGGCGGACACCGAGATCGGTGTCGCCGGGGCGCTCTTGCGCGACCGGATGCGCGATCTTGTTCGCAACAACCCGCACGCGGCCAAGGCCGTGGCGGCGCTGGTGAACAACATCGTCGGTTCGGGCATCATGCCCCGCGCAGCCAGCGGCGATGACAAGCTGGACCGCAAGGTGGACGCCCTGTTCGCCCGTTGGACGGCCGATTGCGACGCCGACGGCCAACTGGATTTCTACGGTCTGCAAACGCTGATCTGCCGCGAGATGGTCGAGGCGGGTGAGGTGCTGGTGCGGCGCAGGCTGCGGCGGGCCAGCGATGGTTTGCCGGTGCCGCTGCAATTGCAGGTGCTGGAGGCTGACTTCCTCGACGCCACCAAGTCCAGCAACGTCGGCGCGGGTCGTATCGTGCAGGGCATCGAGTTCGACCCTGTCGGCAAACGCCGCGCCTATTGGCTGCATCCCGAACACCCCGGCGACGCGCATGGTGCCTTGCGCGGCGCTCTCGACAGCCGCCCGGTTCCTGCGACCGAGATCGCCCATGTCTATGAAAAGCAGCGCACGCAGGCGCGCGGTGTTCCCTGGGGCGCACCGGTGATCCGGTTCTTGCGCGACTTGGACGACTATGAAGTGGCCGAACTGGTCCGCAAGAAGACCGAGGCCTGCGTCACCGCCATCGTGTTTGGCGATGACGAATCCCAGCAAGGCATCGCGCCCACTCTGGTTGATGCCGATGGCAACCGGGTCGAGCAGTTCGAACCGGGGCTGATCGCCTATGCACGCGGCGGCAAGGACATCCGGTTCAACCAGCCGTCCGCCACCGGTGGCTATGGCGAATACAAGCGGGCCAGCCTGCACACCATTTCGGCCGGGTTCCGGGTGCCCTATGAGTTGCTGACCGGCGATCTCAGCCAGGTCAACTATTCCTCGATCCGGGCGGGGCTGGTCGAGTTTCGCCGGATGATCGATGCCGTCCAATGGCAGCTCTTTATCCCGATGCTCTGCGCGCCCGTCTGGCGCTGGTTCACCGAGGCTGCATGGGCAGCCGGGCAGATCCCGACGCCGGACGTGCCGGTGGAATGGTCGCCGCCGAAGTTCGAGGCGGTCGATCCGCAGAAGGACGCCCTTGCGAACCTGCTGTCGATCCGGTCGGGCACCATGACGCTGGCGGAGGTGATCGCCCGGCAGGGTCGCAACCCCGATGCGGTGCTAGCCGAGATCGCCGCGACCAACGCCAAGCTCGATGCGTTGGGGCTGGTGCTCGACAGCGATCCGCGCAGCGTCACGAAAACCGGCAGCGCGCAAACGAGCGATCTGGCCAGTGACGCCGCCAGCGATCCAGCTGCGGACCCCGAAAACGACCCGGCACAACCCGACGCCGCCCAACAGGACTGACCCCATGGACACGATGATCGAACTGCCGGCCATGCGCCGGACGGCGGAACTTGCGCCGAACACGGCCGATGCGACCGCCCGCACCGTCGAGGTGGTCTGGTCGGCCGGGGCCCGCGTCCGCCGCGCCAGCTTCTTCGGCGAACCCTATGACGAGGAACTCAGCCTCGACCCCGCGCATGTGCGGCTGGAACGGCTGAATGCGGGCGCGCCGTTTCTGAAGGTGCACGAGTTGGGGGCGCTGGACGCTGTCATCGGCTCGGTCGTCCCCGGTTCTGCCCGCCTTGAAAATGGCCGGGGCATCGCGCTGGTCCGCATCTCGGAACGCGACGATGTCGAACCGATCTGGCGCGACATTCAGGCGGGGCACATCCGGGCGGTGTCCATCGGCTACCAGGTCCACCGCTTCGAGGTCTCCAAGCCCGATGGCGGCCGCGAGTTGTGGCGCGCCGTTGACTGGACGCCGTTCGAAGTTTCCGCCGTGCCGGTCGGGGCCGACCCAGTGGCAGGCTTCCGCACCCAGCAATCCCTTCACGATTGCGTCCTTCATCGCCGGGACGCTTCCAACACCCGACAAGGAGCATCCCCGATGACCGACCCGACCCAGACCCAGACCCCGGCCGCAGCGGCCGCCGAACCCCATGCGACCGAGGAGACCCAGATGACCGACCCCACCAATCCTGCTGCCGAACCGCAGGCGCGCGCCGTCGAGACGCGCGCGCTGCCGCAGGCCGCCCCGGTGACCCCGCCCGATACCGAAGCCATCGCCACCCGGGCGCGCGAAGGTGAGCGCGACCGCGTCTCCACCATCTACGATCTGGCGGGCCGCCTGAACCTCGAGCGCGGCTTTGCCGAAGATCTGGTCAAGCGCGGCGTCACCGTCGATGAATCCCGCCGCCTGATCCTCGACCAGGTCGCCGCGAAATCGGACGAGACCCGCACCTTCCCGCACGTCTCGATCCCGCTCGGCGGTCGGGACGAACGCGTGACCCGCCGCGACGCCGTGGCCAACGCGCTGCTGCACCGCTACAGCCCGACGCTGTTCCCGCTGGACGACTCTGCCCGCCAGTACCGCGGCATGTCGCTGCTGGAACTGGCCCGCGAAAGCCTGACCAATGCCGGGGTGAACACGCGCGGCCTGTCGCGCGACGAGGTTGCAACGCGCTCGCTGCATTCCACCTCCGACTTCCCCGAGATCCTGTCCGCCGTCACCAACAAGACCCTGCGGCAGGCCTACGAGACCTATCCCCGCACCTTCATGCTGTTCTGCCGCCAGGTGCTCGCCACCGACTTCAAGGCGATGAACCGGGTACAGCTGGGCGAGGCCCCGCAACTGCTGGAAGTGGGCGAAAGCGGCGAGTTCAAGCGCGGGACGCTCGGCGAGAGCAAGGAGAGCTACAAGGTCAAGACCTATGGCCGGGTGGTTGCGATCACCCGCCAGACCCTGATCAACGACGATCTGGATGCCTTCACCCGCATCCCGGCAATGTACGGCAACTCCATCGCGCAGCTGGAAAGCGATGTGGTCTGGGGCATCATCACCGCCAACCCGGCGATGACAGACGGCAACGCGCTCTTCCATACCACACACAAGAACCTGGCCGCGACCGGCACGGCGCTGGCGGTCGATGCAGTGGGGGCCGCTCGGGCGGCGATGGCGCTGCAGACAGGGTTCGACAAGAAGACGGTCCTGAACATCCGCCCTGCCTTCCTGATCGTGCCAGCCGCGCTTGAACTCAAGGCCGAGCAGCTCGTGGCCCAGAACCTTGTTCCCGCCACGCCCGCCACC